CATAATGGCAGGATATACACTTTCAGCATTAGAAGCTGACATTAGAAGTTATACTGAAGTAGATAGTACTGTTTTTAGTGGTGCTACTCTAGGTAGATTTATAGAAAATGCAGAATATAGAATTAATATTGATATTCCTATGGACTCAGATAGACAAGAGTGGGAAGGAACGGTGGCTACAGATGTTAATACTGTTAGAGTTCCAGCAGGTTTTCAATTTGTAAGAGGTGTGAAAGTTTTTAATACTTCTGATTCTACGGAACAGGGCACGTGGTTACAAAAACGTGATCAAACTTTTTTAAGTGAGTATGTGGGAAGACTAACAGGTCCTGAAGGATCTACAACATCTGGAGCTGATGTTACAGGAAAACCTAAATATTATGCTATGTTCGGAGGAGCAACGGGATTAACAGATACTACTTCGGGATCTATTACAATGGCTCCTACTCCAGATGCCAATTATGTTATTAAAATATACGGAAATGCAATGCCAACAGGATTAGGGACTAATACTTCTGGGACTTATATAAGTAGGTACTTCCCACAAGGGCTACTTTATGCCTGTTTGGTGGAAGCCTATGGATTTTTAAAAGGTCCACAAGATATGTTGACATTATATGAGCAAAAGTATAAACAAGAATTACAAAAGTTTGCAAGTATGCAAATTGGAAGAAGAAGACGAGACGATTACACGGATGGTACAATAAGAATACCGATCGAGTCACCGCCTCAATAATTAGGAGAAAACTTATGGCAATAACATCAGCAATTTGTAATAGTTTTAAAACGGAAGTTTTAACCGCTGTTCATAACTTTACTGTAACAACTGGAAATACTTTTAATCTAGCTTTATATACAAGTTCAGCAACCATTAATAAATCAACAACTGCATACAGTGCTACTAACGAAATTACTAATACATCTGGAAGTGCATATTCTGCTAAAGGAAATGCCTTAACTAGTGTAACACCTGTTTTAGACTCAGACACTGCGGTTTGTGATTTTGCAGATACAAGTTGGACTTCTGCTTCTTTTACAGCTAATGGATGTATGATTTTCAATGATTCAGCATCAGGTGATCCAGCTGTTTGTACAATAGCATTCGGTGGAGATAAAACAGTTTCCAGTGGAACTTTTACAATTCAATTTCCGGCAGCAGCCGCAGCTACAGCTATTATTCAGCTAGCATAAGGAGGAACTCCTTATGGCAGCAACCTGGGGTAATAATACTTGGGGAGCCAATTCATGGCAATCTGAGACTGTTACCAATTCTTTAACAGCACCATCAACTTTAACATCTTCAGTAGGAGCTGTACAAGCTCATAATATAGAAGGTTGGGGCAGACAAGCATGGGGAAACTCTGGTTGGGGCGTAGAATATTCAGTTGCATTAAGTGCACCAGCAACTTTAACATCTAGTGTTGGTAGTGTAACAGCTGCTCAATTAGTAACAGAAGATTTAACTGGTATTGGTGCAACATCTTCATTAGGATCATTAACTCTTGATCTAACTTCTGTCACAACTTTAACCGCACCATCAACTTTAACATCTTCAGTAGGAGCTGTACAAGCTCATAATATGGAAGGTTGGGGTAGACAAGAGTGGGGTAATTCTGGTTGGGGTGTAGAATATGCTGTTGCTTTAACTGGTCTCGGTGCCACTTCTAGTCTTGGTAGTGTAGACGCAAAAGATGTACTTGAATTTTCTTTAACTGCTCCTTCTGGATTAACAGCTTCTTTAGGTTCCCTAACTTTAGATTTAACTTCTATAGCAACTTTAACCGCACCATCCACTTTAACAGCTAGCGTAGGTGATTTTGATAATGCTGGAACTTTAGTCGGTTGGGGTAGAAATGGTTGGGGTGAAGAACCATATGGAGATTCTTGGAATAAACTTGTTCAACCGTCAGGATTAAGCGCAACAGCTTCAGTAGGTGCTGTTGTTCCCGCTGATGTAGTAGGATTAACTGGTGTCAGTGCAACAGCTTCAGTAGGGGCAATTGCACCAGCAGATGTAGTAGGATTAACTGGTGTCAGTGCCACAGCTTCAGTAGGTGCTATTATTCCTGCAATTGGAGAAGCTTTATCAGGTGTTAGTGCAACAGCTTCAGTAGGTGCTATTGCTCCCGCTGATGTAGTAGGTATAAGCGGTTTAGGTGTTACTGCCAGCGTGGGTGAAATTGAAGTAACGGAAACTCAGATAGTTGCTCTTTCAGGAGTTTCAGCAACAGCTTCAGTAGGGGCAATTGCACCAGCAGATGTTATGGGATTGACAGGTGTTTCTGCAACAGCTTCAGTAGGGGCAATTGCACCAGTAGATGTTATGGGATTGACAGGTGTTTCTGCAACTGTTAGTGTAGGGAACCCAGGACCAATAGCATGGGGACGTGTTACAGCAGAACAAACAGGTAATTATAGCCAAACAACTGCTACTCAAACTGGTAATTGGACTAGAGTTACTAAGTAATGTATGTTGACAATATGAATAAAACGAAATATAAAAAAAACACAAGTATAAATTAGGAGATAAATTATGGCATCAACTTATTCATCAGATCTTAAACTAGAACTTATGGCTACCGGTGAAAACGCTGGTACATGGGGAACAAAAACTAACACTAATTTAAACTTAATTCAACAATCTGTTGCAGGTTATCAAGCAATAGATGTAGCATCTGGTGATGTTACTCTTGTTATGACGGATGCAACTATTTCTAATGCCAGAAATATGACCCTAAATTTTACTGGAACTCTTGCGGGAGACAGAATAGTAAATTTTCCAGCAAGTATAGAAAAAGTTTTTAACGTAATAGATGGAACTGATCACGCAGGATATACTTTAACTTTTAAAGTTACGAGCGCTAATGGTTTTTTATTATGCGAAGGCAATAATTATATCTGTCACTCTGATGGAACTAACATGGTTGAAGACCTTGAAACTAGAAATTGGAGAACTATAACTGCATCAGAAACCGTTCAATCAGGTGCCCAACTTTTTGTAGACACAGATGGTGGAGCAGTTACGGTAACGCTTCCAGCCTCTCCATCAAATGGTGATATAGTAAATTTTGTAGATTCAAGATATACATTTGATTCTAACGCATTGACTATTGGAAGAAACAGTTCTAAAATAGCAAACACAAGCGCCGATTTAGTAGTTAATACTGAGGGTGCAGCATTTGGATTGGTTTATTCTGGTTCAGATGTAGGATGGACTTACACAGAGAAATAGGAGATAATAGATTATGGCAAATTACGAAGCAACTAAATACGATTTTTCAGGAGCAAACCTTACAGGTATCGAGGGACTTCCAACAGCAACTATTGTACCATGGTCTTCTGCATCAGTGCCAACAGGATACTTAGAATGTGATGGAGCGGCAGTTTCAAGAACAACTTACGCAGATTTATTTGCAATTATTTCAACAACTTATGGCGTAGGTGATGGTTCATCAACTTTTAATGTACCTGATCTTCAAGATAACGTGGCGATGGGTAAATCTGGAACTAAAGCTTTAGCTTCAACAGGTGGAGCAAACACAGTTGCAGTGGCAGCAAGTGGTACTGTTGGGGGTACAACAGCTAACGCAACCCTATCAACAGCACAACTTGCATCACACAGTCACAGTACTTCAATTAGATCAGGTACAGGATCTCCGGATGCTAGTCCTGGATTAGTAAAATCTAACTCAGGTACTGCAAACCCTGGTACTAGTAGTACAGGTTCTGGTACTGGTCACTCTCATAATATGAGTGCAACTTTTTCAGGGGACACAGCAAACCCATCTGTATTACAACCTTATTTAACAATTATTTATATCATTAAGACGTAGGAGAAAATATGGCAACAAACGCAAATTGGACAATAGTATTTGAAGACAAAAAAGTAATTAAAAATCATGCTGAAGGTGCTTCTGGAGGTGTCGAATATGTTATTTCAGATGATTCTTTTTGGGGACAAGATAAGTTTTCAAACATTTGGGCTATTCAATCAGGTACTGCTAATAGTTCTGATGAAGTAGAATATAGAGATGATACACCTCATTCTACATTTGCAGATGCAAACATTGGAGACATTAGTCAATTTTCTACTAAATGGGACGCAGCTCATTTAGTTCAATTACAAGCTAATTGGGACGAGGATGTTCAGTATACTACTGATGCTGAAGGAAATGTAACCTCTACTGAAAGTGAAGCAGATCAAATTACAAGAAAAGGCGCAAGACCTACTTCTTACTCTTCATAATTATTTCAACATCATCCAAGACGTTAAAAGATATTTTTCACCAGACAATGGGGGATTACCTCTATGTAAATATGGAAATGCAGCAGGCCAAATAACTATTCTACCTGTTTTAGGTTTTACTCTTTTAGAAAAATGTAAAAACTCAGTTTCTCCTCCATCTTCTACATCATTTAAATAAACAGTAAAAACAAAAGCACGAGGTGCATTGTCAGGTCCTTTTCCATGTTCAATATGCCAAACATGATAACCCTCTGTTGGTAAAGTTTTTTGTATTTTTAAAGAAGTATAATGAAAGGGTCCTCCATCGTAAGCGTCATCTGCACCTATATTTTTTATATAATGTTGCCATGCTAAATCAAAGTTTACTATCATAGGTCTTAACTCCTCCCACCAAACATCAACATTATTAGCCCCTGCAAAAAATTGTTGATCTTGTTTTTGAAGTATAGATGCTTTTTCAAAACCTATTCTATTAATAGTATTATTAAATTTATTTTGATCTTCATATAATTTAATAGCTTTATTACATTCTTCTGGCGTGATGTAATTATCATACGTTGCTATAAAATTATTTATATTTACTAGTTTTTCTTTCATATATTTAATACGTTCCTTTATGTATTTGATCATAAGCATGATCTTTGTTTGGACCATTTTGATTTACATAATGTAAAAATATTTGAGCCATACCCTCACCTTTATATATACCAGGTCTTCCATGTTTGTGATCACACCCTGCATATAAAAGAGCATGTCCTTCTTCTAACTCTATCTTTTTATTCTCTATAATTAAAGGCCAATTGTCATATTTTTTTATACAAGCAGTGACAGATATTTCACAAGAAGGTCTATCTATATGATTTTCTAATTTTCCACCAAACACATAGTATCTCCAATAAACATAAGTTGGAAACAATTTTAAATTAGAGTGTTTTTCTACAAGAGATAATTTAGTATCTAGTAGACCAGTCATTAAAGGATCATGATACCAAGCGGGTGAAAAACATTGTCTGTCAAGTATATAATCTTTATTTTGATCTAATTTATTATAACAATATTTTTGATAAACTTTTAGCTCATCTACATTAAAAAAATTTTTAATTAATTTATAATTTACTGCAGCCATGCAACTATACTATACCTTGTTCCTTTCGTAATAGGCTCTATCATATGTGGATACATAAAATTACTTGGAAAAAATACAATAGATCCTTTACCTAATTTTAATCTTTTAATTTCATTGTTTTTCTGATCTGAAAAAATTAAATCACCTCCCTTGTATGTATTATTTAAATTCATAATAACACTAAGAGATCTAGGACTAGTAGAATAACTATCTGTATGTATTTCGTATTTACCACCTTTACTATATTTTAATAAATCTATTTGATTTATCTTATTACTTCTCATTCTAGGAAACTTAATTCTATAGTGAGAATAAATTTTTTCTATTTCAGATTTTATAAAATTCCAATAAAAAATATTAGTAGGACTATTTAAACTTAACCCATAGCCTTTTACATTTCTTACATCTTCATCCACGCCTTTTCTAACCTCTAGTTTTTCTTTTGATTTTTCATCAATTAGTGGAATTATTTTTTCAATAAATTTAGGATTTATTATATTTTTTAATACAACAATCGCTTCTAAATGGTCCATTATATTGGTTCTTTCCTTCTTTAAAAAACTATTATATACTGCAAAAATTAAACTTCAAGCCTGAATTTAATAAAACAGAGCACGTTAAAAGATTTGATTTAACTCAAGCCACAGAATCAGGGGCCGAAGGTCAATGGACAGACAGCTGTTGGAACTACCAAAAACAGATTGAATTACTCGTAGATCTGCTATACTACCAATAAACAGGTTTTTATATGCTACAAAAAATAGGTTTCTTACCAGGATTCAACAAACAAATTACCCCCACAGGTGCTGAAGCACAATGGACAGGTGGGGAGAATGTGCGTTTTAGATATGGTACTCCTGAAAAAATAGGAGGATGGTCTCAATTAGGAGACAAGTCTTTATGTGGGTCTGCTCGAGCTCTTCATCAGATGGTTAATAAAGAAGGAATTAAGTATGCCATCATTGGAACCAATAGAATTTTATACGCTTATACAGGTGAAGCCTATTATGATATTCACCCAATTAAAACTGACTTCGGAGCATTAACCGACAAGCTCGCTTCTACTTCAAGTTCTGCTATTCTTACCATTACTTTATCTACAACTGCCGGAATGACAGCAGGAGATATTTTATATCTTGAAAATGTTACACCGCCAACAGGCTCAGGTTATTCTGCTTCTGATTTTGACGATAAAACTTTTATGATAACCGAAGTAGTGGATTCTACCTCAGTCACTATTACTATGGGATCTACTGCAAGTGCAACGGCTACCGATGGAGATCTGTCTGTTAAATGGTATTATCCTGTAGGACCGGCTGAACAGGTTGGTGTTTTTGGATGGGGTATATCTCAATTTGGTGGCACTGTAACAGCTCCTCA